ACGCGAAGCTGGCGATGGGCGGGCTGAGACTGTGACGGGCTGAAGGCCCGGCCGGCTGCCCGCCGGCGCTGCCTTTTGGCAGCGGACCAACCGGGGCCGGCGGGGAATGACGGAAAAGACGGGCCCGGGGCTGCGCTGCCTTTTGGCAGCGGACCGGGGAGCGAGCGGACGGATCCGCCGGCGCTGCCTTTTGGCGGCGGCCGCGGGACAGGATGAACGGAGGGGAAGAACATGCCGAAGGATATCAAGCAGCGGATCGTGCTGGACGGCGAGAAGCAGTACAGCCAGGCGCTGAAGGATGCGCAGCGGAACCTGCGGACCCTCCGGAGCGAGCTGAAGGCGGAGAGCGCGGAGCTGGGGAAGAACGCGAGCGAGCAGGACAAAAACCGGGTCAAGACCGAGAACCTGAAGAAGCAGATTGCGGAGCAGGAAAAGATCGTCCAGACGCTGCAGGCGGCCCTGGCGGAAGTGCGCGAGAAATACGCGGACAACGCCGATGAGGTCGCGAAATGGGAGATCAAGGTCAACGGCGCCCGGGCCGCCCTGGCAAACATGCAGAACCAGCTGGCCAGTACAAACAGCGCCGTGGCCCAGAGCGGGGACGCGATGAAGCAGGCCGCGGGCGCGGCGGAAGCCGGCGTGACCGCGACGAAGAGCTTCGCGGACAGCATCGGAAGCCTGGCGAACGTCGGGGACAGCGTCTCGGGCGCCATCGAGGGGATCTTCGGGAAGATGCTGGACAGCGTGCGCGGGGCCATCGGCGAGCTGTGGGGCGAGATCACGGAGCTGGCCAGCCGGTCGAACGACTGGGAGGACCTGGCGGCGACCTGGGGCACGACGACCGAGAACATCCAGGCGTGGTATCACGCGGTGCGGGCCAACCACAACGACTTTGCCAAAATGAACCAGGCGGTGGCGCGGATCGCGGTGGCGGATCCGAAGAAGCTGGCGGAATACGCGATGGTCAGCGCGGAGAACTACACCGACCAGTGGCAGCTGGCCGCGGCGGTCATGGACAGCCTGGCGGGCATGGAACACAACCAGCGGCTGGCGGCTACGGCGGAGATCTTCGGCGACCGGAGGGTCGAGGGGATCAGCGACCTGCTGAACGACTGGGAAGCCATCCGGGGAGCCTGGAGGGACTTCACCCCCGAAGAGGGCGGCATCGGCATGACCGAGGAGCAGATGTCCACGATGAGCGAGCTGGCCACGAAGGTGGACCACATCGCGGAGACCTGGGCCGCCTTCAAGGATAGCTTCATTGCCGGGGCCTTCGGGAAGCTGACGCTGGATCTGGCCGGCAGCGCCCAGGGGATGCTGGACGCGCTGATCGACTTCATGAACGCGGACAGCGACTCCGAGCGGGAGCAGGCCCTCGCAGATCTGGAGAAGAACATCACGGACTTCTTCACCCGGCTGGGCGAGGCCATCAGCGCCGCCGCGGAAGCGCTTGGGAAGGTCGGCGAGGATCTGCAGGGCAGCGACAACAGCTACGTCAAGCTGATCGGGGACGCGCTGAAGGGGCTGTCCGATGTGCTGAACTGGTTCCTGGAGGAAGGGAACATTGAGAAGGTCATCGGGGCGCTGGAGACGCTGGCGGGCTTCTGGATCGCGGGCAAGGGCCTGAGCATGGCCGGCAAGATCGCTGAAGTCGTCGCGAACATCAAAACGATCACCGCCTTCAACGCGCTGACCGGCGCGGGCGGCGCAAGCGGCGCGGGCGCGGGCGCGGGCGCCGGCGGTGGCCTGATTTCCACGCTGACGGCGAGTCTGTCCGGGGCGCTGGCATCCATCACGATGGGCGTCACGGTGGCGGGCTTCGCGGCCGCGGCCATCGGCGCGCTGGGCTACATCGTCAAGGGCGATTTCCAGAAGGACCTGGACCGGGGCGCGGACTACAGGGAGCAGACCAGAGAGGTCAACAAGGCGCTTGGCCGCGGGGAATCCGACATCCAGACCGCGTGGTGGACGATCACGCACCCGACGGAGGCCACCGGAGGATCCAGCGGGGCCGACCTGCTGGCCAGATGGCGGGCGACCGAGACCCCGGAGGCGAAGGCGCAGCGGGAGGCGGACGCGGCCGCCAGGGCGCAGACGCAGGCGGACGAGACGCGGCGGGCAGACCTGACCGGCAGCGGCATCGTGCTGCCGACGATCCGGACGCCGAAGGGCCGGGAGACCGGATTCGACCTGACGGATGAGCAGCGGACGGCGGCGGAGGACTACTGGGACCTTTGGAAGCTGATCTCGAGCGACGGGAGCGACGAGACCGAGGCGGCCTTCGACGCGGCCTTCGCGCGGCTGGAGGAGCTGTTCGCGGGGCAGGAGCAGGTCTATGACATGCTGATGCAGGACTTCGACGCGCTGAAGGACGAGAACGGGGACAAATGGACGGAGATCCAGGACCTGCCGGCTTCGTGGTTCAAGAACCTGTGGAAGCAGGACAACCAGGTGACCTCGAGCGACCTGGCGGGCTTTCGGTCGCTGCCGGAGAGCATCCGGGCGGCGGTCATGGCCGGGGCGTCCGCGGGCGTGAGCGGGATCCAGGTGACGATCGACGGATACTACGCGGGGCGCGTGCTGGCGCCCTACATCAGCGCGGAGATCGGGCAGACGGTTTTGGGCAGATAAGGACGGAATGAAGAACGGAGGGACGCGATGATACTGGCTCACAGGGCGGCGCTGGACGGCATCCAGATGGACGAGATCAACCCGGCCATCGTGATCCAGCGGATCGAGGAGGCGGCGCCGAAGGAAAGCATCCAGGCGGCGGCGCTGGCCATGGGCGGCAGCCGGATCACGCAGAAGCGCCGGGAGTCGCTGGACGTGGTGATCCGGTTCGGGATCGACGTGCGGAAGCAGGAGATGGCCCGGCGGGAGGAGATCATCGAGGCGGTGAACCGGTGGGCGATGCGCGGCGGGATCCTCCGGATCAGCCAGAAGCCGGAGCGGCGGCTGCGCGTGATCCTGGCCCAGGCGGCGAGCGTCGGGGACCCATGGGACTGGACGGCGAACTACAGCCTGACCTTCCGGGCCTGCGGGATCCCATGGTGGGAGCAGGAGACGCCGGCGACGGCGACGGGGCCCGTCGCGGCCAGCGGAAGCATCGGCATCCAGGCGGAAGGCAGCGCGGAGACCTGCGCGGAAGTGACCCTCGAGAACATGAGCGGGGCGAATATCGCGACGGCCAGCATCACCATCGGCGGGAAGACCATGAGCTTCTCCGACCTGGGACTGGGCGGCGGCGAGCGGCTGGTGATCGACCACGACGAGCGGGGCTTCCTGCGGATCCGGATCCGGAACGCGGGCGGGAGCTTCCGCAGCGCCATGGCGAAGCGGAGCGGGGCGGATGACTTCAAAGTCCTGCCCGGGGCGGTCAGCTGCAGCTGGAGCGCGCAGCGCGCGGTGCAGGCGACGGTCAGCGTCAGGGGGCGGTTTGCATGAGAATCTGGACCATTGCGGAGCACAGCCTGACGCCGGGCGGGGTGGAGATCCGGCCGGACAGCATGCAGGTGACGGAGAAGGGGCGTCAGAGCACGGCATCCATCAGCGAGGAGATGACGGCGGAAGCCCGGAGCACAGGCACCTGGATCCGGGACGACCGGTTCGGGGTCTGGCGGATCAGCCGGGTGGAAGAAAACCCGGTGACGCGGACGCGGACGATCCAGCTGGAGCACATCTGGCGGACGCTGGCGGACCGGATCATCCCCGGAGAGGTGACGAGCGGGGACATGGGCGGCGGAGACACCGCGACATGCGCCCAGGCGGTCCGGAAGATCCTGAGCTACCAGAGCGACTGGGTGCTGGGAGCCTGCGAGTATGGCGCGGCGCTGCCCTACAGCTTCGACGGGGGCGAGGACCTGGCCAGCGCGCTGGAGACGGTTTTTTCCAGCCTGGAGGACCCGTGCATCGAATGCGACACGGGGCGGTATCCCTTTGTGATGAACATCCGGCGACCGCAGAGCGGGGCGGCCTGCGAGATGCGGATGGACCGGAACATCACGACGATGCGCCGGACCATCGACCGGACGCGGATGTTCACGCGGTTCTACCCGGTCGGGAAGGAAGACATCCGGCTGCCGGGCGCCGGATACATGAGCCGGAACGAGGGCATCTACGGCATCATCGAGAAGAGCCAGACCGACCAGAGCCGGGAGACGGAGGCGGAGCTGCGGGCCTGGGCCGATGAGCAGCTGCGCAACCACGCGCGCCCGAGCGTCAGCATCTCCATCAGCGGGCTGGAGCTGGTCGGCGCGACCGGGGAGCCGATGGACGCGCTCACGGTCGACCGGATCTGCCGGGTGCCGCTGCCGGAATATGGGACGGTCATCGAGGCGCGGATCATCCAGAAGAACTGGGCGGACGTGATCGGGCGGCCGGAGGACGTCACCGTCATGATGGGCAACGAGGTGGCCGACGTGGCGCAGATCATCCGGCAGGAGGTGACCGGGAGCACCAGCACGGCCGCGAGGGGCGGCCGGGGCGGCGCGAAGAAGGCAAAGGAAGACCATGCCTGGTTCGTCGACACGGAGGACCACGTGGCCATGGTGGCCGAAGCCGTGGCCGGCGAGGGCGCCTCGAAGGACTGGAGCCGGGTGGCGGAGATCCTGGTGGACGGGAAAGGCATCCACCAGCGGGTGACCTATACCGAGAATCAGATCGTCACGCACGAGGCCAAGATCGAGGTCACGGAGAAGCAGATCACCCAGGAGGTCCAGGACCGGTCGAACGCGGACCAGAAGCTGAGCGGCAGGATTACGGTTGAGGCAGACAGGATCACACAGGAAGTCACGAGAGCTTCCACGGCTGAAGGTCAACTGAACGGCAGAATTACGGTCGAGGCCGGGAAAATCAGCCAGGTTGTCAGCGCCGTCGGGGCTGACGGCAGAGTTACCGCGGCGAGCATTGTGACAGCGATCAATAACGGGTCAAGCTCGATCCAGCTGAAGGCGGACCACATCGACATTGACGGTCTGGTGACTCGGCTGCAGTCAAAGGATATCCAGTGCTACGGCATTGAGGCGAGCACGGGGACTTTTGATGATTACTGCTATGCCGGGCTTGCTTTTCAGACCCCTTACGGCAACCTGGGCGTCCGCGATGTAACGGCCAGCGGAAACACGCTGACCATCCGATACGCGGACGGGAGACCGGACGTAAATTTTAGCAAAGCCACCACCCTCACGCTGAACTGGAGTGGTGGCGTGTGTACAGGGATCGCAAAACAAAACGGCACGGAGGTTGCCCGGAAAACATCTCCCATCTCTGTCAGCGGGTCCAACGAGATCACGAGCAACGGGACGCACACCTACAAGGTCATGTATGAGGATTCCGCGGGAGAAGACATTGAAACCGGGTGCCAGAAGACCATCACGGTCAACGTGAGCCACAGCCCGACGGCGGACTGCACGCCGGGATGGACGGGGAACGTCGGCGACCGGGAACTGCTGGCGACCATCTCCGCGGGCAGCGCTGCGCGGACGTATATCCTGATCGACGCGAAATGCGGCGGGAAAACCAAAAAATACTACATCCGGGTGAATCAGTGAGCCCGGGAACGGGAGCCGGAAAACAAGGAAGCGCACGCGCTACCTGAGCCCGACGCCGGGCTCGCGCTACCAAAGCGCGGAATGGACAGAAAGAGGCAGGGGCAATGCTTGACAAGGTGAACGTGATCTTCCGGAATATGCAGCGCCTGGAGATTCAGCCGACGGATCACAACGTGGGGCTGCTGAATGAATCCTACGGCAAAATCAAGGAGCTGGCCGAGGAGATCCTGCAGGCGCAGGAGCTGATCCGGGAGCTGGAGCGGAAGACGGAAGCCGGGGACGGAAAGACGGATCCGGAGGACGGCGGGCCGGAGGACGGGGACGGAAAGACGGATCCGGAGGACGGCGGGCCGGAGGACGGGGACGGAAAGACGGATCCGGAGGACGGCGGGCCGGAGGCCGGGGACGCGAACGGATGAGGGAGGACCTGAAAGATGTTTAACCACGACAAACAGACCGGGGCCATCACGATGCACCGGGGAGACACGGGGGCCTTCCTGGTGCACGCGACGAAGACGTCCGGGGAGGCCTGGACGGAGAGGGACCGGATGCTGTGGACGGTCAAGGACGCGAGCGGCGCCATCGTCATGCAGCGGATCTACCGGCTGGACACGGAGCTGGGGAACGGCTGGGCGGAGATCCAGTTCCACAACAGCGACACGGACACCTGGGAGCCCGGGCCCTACACCACGGAGCGCAGATACGACATCAACCCGGCATGGAAGGGCGGCGCGCCCTCCAGCGAGGGGGACTGCATCAACGCGCTTTTGACCGGGGACGAAATGATCGAGGGCGACGTGGTGCGGACCGTTTTCCAGGGGAGCCTGACCATCAGCGCCATCCTGGGCGAGATTTAAGGAGGAGCACATGAGCGAGCTGAACGAAGCCATCCACGAAGAGGTGCAGGACGGGCAGGTCATGACCGTCAACATCGACGAGACGCTGACCGTCAGCGGGCAGGCGGCCGACGCCTACGCCGTCGGGCAGGCGCTGAAGAACAAGGCCGACAAGGAAGAGCTGCAGACGAAGATCCGCGTCAACGGGCAGGAAGCCGACGCGCAGGGGCTGATCCTGCTGGACGCGGGGAACATCCCCATGAGCGAGGAGCCCAGCGCGGAAGACGTCGGGACGGTGCTCCAGCGGATCGACAGGAAGACCGCGGAAGACATCCCCATGAGCGATGAAGAGGACGCGCAGACCATCGCGGAGAAGCTGGCCGGGATGACGGGCCAGTACGCGGACACGCTGCCGATGAGCGATAAGGACCCGACCACGGCCGCGGAGAAGATGGCGGAGATGGAAGGGGCGATGATCAAGGCCATCCAGACCGCCGGGGGCAGGATCCTGCCGGACGGGACGGGGACGGCGCAGATCGACGAGGTCGAGTACGCCCAGCAGATCCGGAGCAGCCGGAACATCGAGAAGCAGCAGGAATTCATCGTCCGGACGACCGGCGGCAGCGGATCCATCAGCGACGGGGACGCGACGCTGGCAGCCGTGCGGGGCGCGATGCAGCACACGGGATGGGTCGACGAGATCCTGAACCTGCTGGTGATCCCGATCGAGCGGCCGACGCCGGCGGCGATCACGGCGGAGCTGGACGCGGCGGTGTTCACGGCCTACGTGCAGATGGCGGGAACGTATAATTTGAATTATACGACCGGGTGGAGCGCGGACCCGGCGCTGTACGGCGTGACCGTGAGCGGGACGCCGATGGCAGGAGACCGGATCAGCATCACCTGGGACGGGGAGAACGCGCCGGTCATGACCGTGACAGCGCCCAGGGAGCCGGAAGCGGAGATCACGGCCGTGATGGACAAGAGCGTGGCCCGGGCCTACATGCAGACCGGCGGGACGGTCGACATCTACTACACGACGGAGTGGAGCGAGGACCCGGCGCTGTACGGCATCACGGTGACGGGGACGCCAATCGCGGGCGACCGGCTGCGGATCAACTACGTCAAGTGGGACCGGGGGACAATCACCCCGGCGACGCCGACGGCGGTCAAGGCGACCGGGTGGAACCTGTACGACAGCACGACCGGGCGGGCCCGGTGCACAAGGTACAGCGACACCTACGGGTACCGGATCGGGGGAAGCTACGTATCCGTCGAATATGCGGAGACGGAGGGCGGGACGCGGACGGCGCTGGATGTGACCGGCGGGCTTTTCAACGTACCCGGGGACGGGTGGCTGTTCGTCAACGGCGGGAGCAGCAACACCTTCATCTACACAACCTGGAGCGACTGGATCAGCGACGTGCCGGAGTTCGAGGCGTACCGCGAGAGCGGGGTGGACCTCTCCGGCGTGATGTCGCTGTACTTCCCGCACGGGCTGCTGGCGGTGGGAGATGTGCGCGACGAGATCAACCTGAACACGCAGACGGCCGTGAGCCGGATCCAGCGAATCGCCTACAGCGACGAGGCCTACGCGGCGGCGCAGGCCAGCGGGCTGGCCTACGCCGCGGACCGGAATTATATCTACAT